AACATGCAGTGGGGATTCGGCATTGAATACACCAGCGTCTAACGGGTAAAACCAGTTATCGATGGTTGCCTCCGAAGCTAGAGCGTTATGTCCCTGATTACACCAATCCCAAACGGACCGTTTTACTCTGATCCGGGAAACTACATCAACTCTCCACAAGGTTATCTCGTAGTTGGTACGGGGCTGTCGGTTACTTCGGACGGCACTTTGCTGGCTGCTTCCGCTGCCGGAGGTACTGTTACCGCCGTTACCGCCGGCCTCGGTTTGAATGGCGGCACGATTACCACCACTGGCACCGTCTCACTGAAGACTGCCTCGGCCACCCAACTCGGTGGCATCAAGGTCGGTGCTAACCTGACTGTCGCCGCTGACGGCACTCTGAATGCCCCATCGCCAGGCACAGGGACTATCAGTGGCGTCACCGCTGGCAATGGCCTCCAAGGTGGAGGAATCACTGGCAATGTCGGCCTGAGCCTTCTGCCTGCTGGCAAAGGCGTCTTCGGTGGTGTGTCCATCGGCAACGGTATTGATGTTGCTGCGGGCACCATCTCTCTGGCTGCTGCTACCGAGACGGATGCTGGCGGTGTTGCTCTGGCAACTGCTGCCGAAGTTGATTCAGGCACGGTTACCAACAAAGCGGTAACACCGGCAACCCTGCAAACAAAACTTGCTACCACAGCCAAGGCGGGCATCGTCCAACTGTCGGACTCTGTCCTCACTAGCGATAGCACCAAGGCTGCTACGCAGACCGCCGCCAAGACTGCTTTTGACGCTGCTGTAACTGCACAGGCAACCGCTAACGCTGCGCTGCCGAAGTCCGGTGGCACAATGACGGGCATCATTGCTTTTGCGCCTGGGCAAACTTTCCCCGGTGTTTCTCTGCCGCTGGCAACCACAACCACCCCTGGCGTAGTCCAGATTGGGTCTGGTTTGAGCATCGATGGCGCTGGACTGCTTACCGCTGCTAACGCTGGCACAGTAACTTCCGTAACTGCTGGTGAGGGTCTGGGTGCTCCTGCCACCGGGAACACCATCACAACAACGGGAACTCTGAAACTTCTTGCTCCGACTGGCACAAGTCTGGGAGGAGTGAAAGCGGGAGCAAATGTTTCTATTGGGGTAGACGGGACAATCACTGTTCCGGCAGGCACTTTTGTTTCCACGAATAATTTGTATTCTTTTGACGGATACATCTGGCCGACTGCCAACGCTTCACCCGCACTGCCTTGCCCCGGAACTAACGGTCAAGTTTTAACAATTTCTGACAATGTTACCGGAGAGCTAGCTTGGACTGACGCCCCAGGGGCAACAGTAACTGCCGGGAGTGGAATTACTGTAACATCCTCGGGAGTCAACTACACTGTAAACTTGGAAGAAATTCCCTCCATTACTCCGGGCGGTGTCGGTGCTACCGCGATGGTACCTACCTTGCAGCTGAATGCCTACGGTCAAGTAACCTCTTACGGTGTGGCAAATCCTTTTGCCCCGTTCACGGTGACGGACATCAGCAACCTAGACTTTACTGGAAACCAGACCAACCACGATGCTACTCTTCAGGCTAACACAACTATCTCCAACCCCGCTAATGCCGTTTCAGGTCAAACCGGAAACCTAGTTATCCGACAAAATCCCCTAACTCCTTTCACGGTTACCTGGGGAAGTTCCTGGAAGTTCCAAGACGGTTTGTTCTACGCTGGTAACCCGGTAGCGGGGGCTGTAGATATGATTCAATTCACAGTTGTTTCCCCCTCCTACATCGTAGTTACCAACATCATTACCAGCCTGGGGTGATTTACCTTTAGATAAACTCTCTACACTAATCACGGTATACCAACCAACATTTATTTTCAATGTCCCGAAAATACAGCATTTTTCAGATCCAGGGCGGACTCGGTAAGCACATTGCCGCCACTGCTGTCGCCCAAGTAATCAAGCGGACCTACCCCGATCGTGAATTGATCGTTGTCTGCGCTTGGCCAGAGCTGTGGGCAAACCTCCCGTTTGTCTACCGCGTATTCCCCCTTGGTCAAACTTCGTACTTTCACGATGAGTACATCGACGGTAAAGACTCTTTGATTTTTGCCAACGAGCCCTACTTCACAACCACTCACATTCACAAGACCCATAAATTGGTTGAATCTTGGTGTATGATGTATGGTCTGGAATATCAGGGTGAGCAACCAACACTCAAGATTAACCCGGAGCAAAAGAAAGCCATTCGAAACTTCTACGAGCCGAAGTTCGAGGGGAAACCGATGTTGCTTCTCCACACCAACGGTGGTCTCGTCACCAACGAACGCCCGTATTGCTGGTCTCGGGATATGCCTCTCGATGTTGCCACCAAAGTAGCACAGCATTTCATTTCCAGCCATTTCGTGATGCAAATCACTCGGCCGAAGTCTCCAAAGATTGAGGTAGATGGGGTGTTTGTCCGCAACGAGCAACTCTCTAACACAGAGTTGGTTGGTTTGCTGGAGTTGACGGATAAACGTTTGCTGATTGACTCGTCTCTCCAACACGCTGCTGCTGCCTTCAAGTTGCCTTCGACTGTGCTTTGGAATGCTACCTCCAGTGTAATCTTCGGTCACGAGATTCACGATAACATCCAAGCAAAGCCAAAACCCGTCAAGCCTCTGCCCGGAAGCTATCTCTTTGACTATCAGTTTGATGCCAACGAGAATGAGTTTCCCTACGAGGAAGAAGACTTGGAAGATCTCTTCAACATTGATCAAATCATCGCATCTCTTGAGGCACAGGGTAAAACCAACTAAGTCTTGCTCTAAAAGATGGCTGCCATTGTTTTTCCTTACTTACCGGCTGTAGGTGACCTATGGCCGCCCAACCCAGGTGAGGGTAATGTTTCTCAGTATCGCTGGGACGGAGATAAGTGGGTCACTGTTCCTGTGTTTGTAAGCCTTGGTTCTGAGAATCAAAGAGCATATAACTCATATCAGTGGCCAATAACAATCGGCGATCCGGGAGATCAGTTGACAAATGACGGATCGGGTAACCTTCAGTGGTCCGCTGCAGCCGTACCTAGCTTTGCGGTTCTAAATGTTTCTGAACCGTTTGATGGAGTCAAAATTACATTTGACCTCATTGACGCAGCAAGTGGAGCACCTTTTACCCCCACTCCCGTGGAAAACATTATCGTCTTCCTGGGAGCGGTCCCCCAGACACCGAATGTAGCTTACACCGTTAGCGGAGACCGAATCACCTTCACTGAAGCTCCCCTTTCTGGCACCGTGTTCTATGCTTTGAGCTCGATAAATCTCCAGTAACGGGTAAAAATTTAGTCAAAGGGGTGTCTTAATGGCGTTAACAAGAGCTCAGATACTATCGGGTAATGTAAACGAAGGCGTTGTGCTTTTGGACGAGCCTCAAGGTGTTAGGCCAGGTGGTATCGGTATTATTATTGACCCTGACGGTCAAATTTGGGTCAATGGTAAGGACCCTAGGCTGGTAACCCTGGTTAAAACAAATAACGACAACGCTTATAACGCTTACGTTTGGCCCGACGATATCCCGGGAGGAACTATTGACACCTTTCTTTCGGTTGATGGTGCCGGTGTACTTAAGTGGCAAACTGTGTTGCCTCCCGGCACTAACATGGTGTTCTTCCAAGCAACTGCTCCAGTTGGGTGGCAGCAACTCACCTCAGCTACGCTTTCAGACGCTGCTATCCGTCTAGTAACAGGTGCAGGTGGCGGAACCGGGGGAACCACTGGCTTCTTAACTGTATTTTCAGATAGAACAGTACCTCTTCCTATCCATAATCACCCTATTACTGACCCTGGTCATAATCACCCCTATAACGACCCCGGTCATAACCACCCTATATCTGACCCCAGCCATAACCACGGGGTAAACGATCCCGGTCACAACCATGGAATTGCCGACCCGGGGCACTCCCACGGTCTCAATGACCCTGGACACAACCACGGTCTTAATGATCCTGGACACGTTCATGGGGGACTCATTAATGATAGTGGTGGTGGTGGTGATGGGCCAGGTAATCCAAATGATGCTAACTATAATCGTAACACACTTAGCTCCACAACTGGAATTAACATCAATAGCTCCACAACTCGTGTCTCAATTTCAGGTTCTGGGACAGGCATTGGAATTCAAAACGCTGGTGCTCGCGTGTCGAACAGGTCCTCCTCTACTGGAATTAACGTCAACACGAGAACAACAGGTATAACAATCAGTTCAAACACAACTGGAATCACAGTCAATGATGCCGGAAATAATGACACACTCGACATGAAGGTAAAATACGCAAACATGATTGTTTGTACAAAACTGTAAGAACCCTGATTACCAATGAAAAAAGGACACTTTTGCCCACTCCTGAAAAAAGATTGTATTGAAAACAAATGTGAGTGGTATAAGCAAGTAAGGGGCGAAGATCCTCAAACGGGTCAACCTGTGGATGAATGGCAGTGCGCGATAAACTTGATCCCCCTTCTGCTAATTGAAAACTCTTTCCGTCAACACAGTACAGCTGCTGCTATCGAGTCTTTCAGAAATGAATCGGTGGAGCAAAACAACACAATGACTAAAATTATGGCTCACTCCGTTAATCAAATGACAGCGTTGGCCTCAGTTCAACCTGCTAATGTGAAACTCCTGGAGGATAGTGACGACGGGTAAAACCTAACATCAGGGTGTTTCCGTAAACATGTCCACTCTCCAGTTTCCGTCAAATCCAGTAAACGGTCAGCTATACCCCTCTAATCCCTCTCAGGGCGACATTCAATATCAATACGACGCTGCTGCCAACACTTGGAGACTTCTGGGGGCGGCGACGGGAGTTATTGCGGGTACTTATGGGAGTGCCACAGAGATTCCACAATTTACCGTAACTTCTTCTGGGGCGATTACTTTTGCCCAGAACTTTCCGTTAGAAAATGTAATCGGAACTCTTCAAACGGTTACAGATAACGGAAACACTACAACCAATCCAATGATTGTTGACCTTAACGGGGAGACCGGTCTTGGTTTTTCAGTTGTAGATAGTGCGAAACCGATAGATAGATTTGAAGTTCATCCTACTTATTTGGCGGTCCGTAACGGGAAGATTTATGTTCAAGAAAATGCCAATCAGGGAATTATCCTCAATGGTTTAGGGGACCCTCACATCGAAGTGAGGAGAGACGGATATATCTCCCTAGGGTCAGGAACAAACGTTTATGTAGAACGCCTTCGTCTCAACGGTAACAACGGGTCTGCAACATTTGACGGTTTGATTGTTGCGGGGGACATTGCTTCCAATGAGTCTGTAAAACTCTATGAAGGCGGCATCTTGGTTGCCGAAATGTCTCCCAGAGATAGTTTCTTTAACTTTCTCAACATTGGCGGTCTAAATTACCCTACGGCAGACGCTCCTCCTGGCTACATTATGACCACGGATGGTCTAGGTAATCTGACACTTCAACCTGCACCAGCAGTACAGGCAAATGCTCTACAAGCCGTAACAGACGTTGGCAACACCACCACGAATTCTATTGAATTTGTTGATGTTACCGATGTTCCTGTTATCACCGTTGATCCTGTAAATGCAAGAATCACAATTGCTCCTCAAGCTGTTGGGCAGGCGGGCGTTTTTATTGAGCCAACAGACATTACTTTTAACGGTGACACCTTTTCCCTCATTGGTTTGGGAACTAATCCCGCTTCCTTGAATTTTGCAGGTAGTGCTGGTGTTGACCTAACTACAAATAATGGAAATATCCCCTTTAAAATTAAGCCGGGAGGTCTAACCGCTCTCTCAGTTACAGGGTCTGAGACTACAATCAACACCGCTCTAACTGTCGCAGGTCTAAGTTACCCTACCGTGGATGGCACTAATGGTCAGGTTTTGACCACAGACGGTAACGGTAATATTACCTTTGCAAGTGTTATTCAAACAGTAAGTACTCTTCAGACTGTAACTGGTGCGGGAAACACCACAACTAATTCTATTATTATCGAGGGTGCTACAAATGTTAATTGGCCTCTGGAAGTCCAAGCTAATTCTACTAAGGAGTCCATTAAGCTTGTTGGTAATTCGGGAGACAACGAGTCTGCGATAGCCTTTTTTGACAATTCAGGAAGTACTCTGTTTGGCTACCTTGAGGGCGGTCCTACTTATCTGGCTATGGGTATCGGGACAAATGCTCCCAAACTCACTATTGATTCTACGGGCACAACCTTCGATAGCTTAGTAACAGCAAATGACGCTATGGTGGTTTCCGGCAATGTCGACGGAATCTACCAAGTCAAGACAGTGGGTCTTGGTGGAATTAGTGTCAATAGTGTTTCAAATACTCAAACCGCTTACATTCAGGGAAACACCGGAAACATTTATACCACGGGGCGCCTTGAAGCGTCTGGGTTGACTTATCCCACTTTTGATGGTACTCCGGGTCAGGTTATATCTACCGATGGTAACGGTAATTTAGGTTGGGGTACTCCAAGCGCTGGCACTTTACAGTCAGTTACGGACAATGGGAACACCTCTACCAATGTCATCACTGTCGCAGGTCTAAACTCAAACGGTACTTCCAACCTTCTGGGTCCCGTGAATGCCGAGTCGGTTCAGATAGGGCCTTTGACTGACATCCTTAATTTGGATGCGGGTTTTGCCAATGTTGCCGATACAATTGATTTCGGCGGTGATATGGTTATATTCCACCTGGATGACCCCATATCAGGAGTTTCCAACAGGATTTTAGTGGGTAGTGGCAAGTTAATACTTGGCACCCAGGGGGGTAGTCCAGCTGATCGTTACTATTCAGAGCTAGTTGTAGTTGAGCCCGGAGATGGGACCAGTTTCCCCAATACCTCCTACGTCACTTTGGGGTATGGTGATGGCACTCAAAAACTTGAAACGACTTCCACGGGAATCACCATAAACGGTGATTTAGATGTTGGTGCAATTACTGCTAGCGGTGCTGCTGACTTTGCTAGTGATGTCAACATTGGAATTTACGATCCTGTTGGAGGCACAGGGCAGCTTTCCATTGGTTCCGGCGGTTTCCAAATATACAATGAGGGTATTGACACTTACCTTCAAAACACTAATGCCAATCAAGCTGGAAATGTATTCATCGGGAGCAATGACCTCACTCTCCAAAATTTTGACGGAAGTATTAAAATAGCGGAGCTCACTCTTCAGGGTGATAATATTTTCTACAGAAATAATACGGAGGCTATTCGTCTTACTTCAGTTGGTACTGATTTTGCCTCTAATGTAAATGTTTTGGGTGCCTTTACGGCAATTGGTACAATTACAGCCTCCGGGATAACTTATCCGGCCGTTGACGGCACTGCAGGGCAATTCCTCACTACCAATGGTTCGGGTTCGTTATCTTTTACCTCCGTAATTCAAAATCCTACTCTGCAGCAAATTACGGACAACGGGGCCACTACAACCGACTCCATTACCGTTGGCGGTCTGACGGCAGCCGGTCTCAGTTATCCTACTGCCGACGGTAGCGCTGACCAAGTCCTCTCCACAGATGGTGCGGGCACCTTGGGGTGGATAACCACTGCCAAAGTTGTCGCCTCACCAGTTAATTCGGCTTCAGCCGGAGTTCAGGGGCAAATTGCCTTCGGCACGGGCTTCTTCTATTGGCACGATGGCACCCAGTGGTTGCGTGTGGCGGGTTCTACTTTCTAAAAGTCTAAAGACAAATCCTCCGGATCTTCTTTGGCAAAACTTCCGTAAAGTTTTTCCGGAGTCTTGTATCCATCGCTCCCTTTCGAGCGGTTGGCACGAGCAAGTACCAGAGAATATTTTGCTTTTTTTCTGTGAAACTCTGCCCACTCTTCCCAGAGTTCTTGCTCCCGAAACTTCTTGGCAGTCGGCGGTCCAATCAAAGAGATGTCAGTGTAGCAAAGTCCTTTTTCTTCCAAAAAAGTATCAGCAATTTCTGAAAAACAAATCTCGATGTGATCCACGTCGGTCTTCATACCTTTCCGAATACTCAAACCACTCAAGGTGCAAATGGTCGGCAACTCGATGCCTTCTCGAAATTCCTTGAGCTGGTCGGTTATTCCCCTGCGCATCGCCGCTTTCACGGCATTATAATGCTTCTCCTCCACAGAAGCAGTCGTTGCTATTTTCTTGACCGGATATAACTCATCCATAATCTTTGCTTTGGGCACAGGCTGTCTGGTGCTTCCCCTCTCCAGACTGATCATTTTTACTTTCCTGCCCCCAGCAACTTCAAGGTTTCGTAGATAAACTAAAACCTCGGGGTCGTTTGCCATCTTTGACCAACGCTCGGTCAGCTTACAAGCACGAAGCACAAACTCTTTTGGCTCACCAATCAGTCGAGAGTTTGCCCGAAAATTTTGAATAATTTTTCCAAGCTTTTTACCAAACTCGGTCTTGTTTAGGTCAAAGGTTTCCTTTCCGATTGACATTGGCGTGTGTTAGCTACATAAATTTACCCGGCAACCAACCTGCTATGATTTGGGGAGACACGAGGTGGCACAATGTGAGCACGGTAATCCGTAGGCGAGAAGACCTACGCTTCCTGGAAGGGACTGAAGTTTTGGTCTCCGGTAGGTTAAAGGAATACCGTAGGCACGAAAAAAGAAGGGACCTGGACACTCTCCTCCTGGTCAATCTAATCGTTACTCCAGTGCCCATAGGTGAGTCCATTTTTTTATCCCACTTGTGGTTTCTCCGAAAACAATTCAAAAAGATTGGCAAAGTCCCTACCCAAGGGGACCGAATACAATTTTACGGGGAAGTCTATTCCTACCGACGCCTCGGGGGGAAATCAATTGACAGGGGACTATTTAACACGACAGACTTTGGAATCAAACCGTTGAGATACAATGAGGATTGAGATTTCAGATCGATTTACCAAGGAAGGTAACCCTTACTATGAATGGGACTTGTGGGATGGTCCTGACGGTATTGACCACGTCCACGGTTATGCCACCGATTTAGTTCAAGCTTTTTCAAAAATCTTTGAATGGCGTGAGCGTATTAGCAGAGACTACACAACCGACACAAACACTGAAAATGAAACCGACTGAAGCCCAGCTCGCTCAACACAAAAGTGCCGCAAAGCAATGGGCACAGGAGCGTCTGGCTGACCAGAACACTGTTATCATCGACATTGAAAGCACAGGGTTGCTTCACCAAGACCCTGAAACAGAGATCGTCCAGATCTGTGTGCTCAACATTCAGGGTCGCCCGTTGATGACGATGATGCTGAAACCCTCCCAACCAATGGGAGATCAAGTCATTGCTATTCACAACATCTCCAACGAGGAAATTATTCATCAACCTGTTTTTCCACAGGTTGCCAAGATTATTGCTTTCGTCCTGAAAGACAAGCACGTTGTGTCTTGGAATATGGACTTCGACTGGAAGTTGCTCACACATATGTTCAAAAAGTACGAGCAGGATCTTCCGAAAGTTTCCGGAGTTTCCTGTGCTATGGACAAATACAGTGAGTGGGCAGGTGAATGGTCTGCCAAGAAAGACGGCTTTAAGTGGCAAAAACTTCCAAACTTTTTGGGAGAGACTTCTCACGATGCTCTCAATGATTGCCGCAATGCCCTGAAAGCCATTCAGAAGATGGCAGGACTCTTCAACGAAGAGGAACTGACTGCTGACGACATTAGTTTGGATTTCTGATTTACTTGACACCCAAACTTTCTACACTAAACCGACCACTATTAAAGACAATGACTTCCGAGTTTGGCACCTTTCGCCTGACCTATACTCCTTCCGAGGTTCGCAGTCCCGACTATCCCTCCATTACCGTTGATATGTCAATGGACGGTGAAGCAGACATCAACGATATGCTCCGCTTCTTTGAAGCTTTTCTTCAAGCATCGGGTTATGTGTTGAAGGGGGAGCTTCAAATTTCGGAGCCCGAAAAAGAAAAAGAAAGGAATCTCGAAACTTTTACCACCTTTAATTTCACAGGAGATCCCTACATTTACGGTGGTGAGAGTGAAGACACCATTTTCTTCGGGGCTGCCCAACCCGTAGGATCTTGCTTCTCCACCCATAGTGACATCATCTCTTTCGGTTGAAATGGAGAATAAAAATCCGTGGTTCATTGAGGGTTCTAGTAAAGCTAGACTCGTCAGCATCACCCCGAATGCCGAGGAAACAATGGGTTACATTGCCCGTGTAACCTCAAAGAAACAAGACAACCCCAATGTAAATGGGTTGCTCAAATACTGTGCTAAACACGGACACTGGAGTGTGTTTGAACAGGCAACAATGACTGTTGAGGTTGTTACCCCGCTGGCAATTGCTGTCCAACTCCTTCGCCATCGCTCATTCTGCTTTCAGCAGTTTAGCGGTCGATATGAAGACCAGAAGTTCATGTCCAATTACACCGAGGATCTTTCTAGTTTTCAGAATTTGTTCTACATGCCTGAAGAGGCACGAACACAGGACCTCAAGAATCGTCAGAACTCTATCCCCGCTGAAGATGCCGGACTGACTGATTCAATGTGGACAACAATGTCTTCTGCTTACACCGTTGCCCTACATTGCTACAATGATCTCCTTGAGCGTGGAGTAGCAAAAGAAATAGCAAGATTTGTCCTCCCCCAAGGTGTCTATTCTAGACTGTATGTTACAGGTAGTTGCCGAAGCTGGATTCATTACATCAAAGTCCGAGATGATGAGGGCGTTGCCCAGTTTGAACATTGTGAGCTTGCTAGGGCAATTCGTGCAGTTTTTGCTAACAACTTTCCCGGAATCTCCCAAACCTTGTTTGCCGACGACAAAACTACCGATGCCGAGTCGCTGAGAAAACAAAACATTGAGCTTGAAGCAGAGATCTCCGTGCTCCGTGCCCGCCTCAAAGAAACAGGTAGGTGATGGAAAAGATACAAATTCTTCCGGAAGATTTGTACAGGTTTCAAGCATCTTCTGACTTGGTAAGTAAAACAAAGAAAGCCACCAAGAAACTTGAGTGGACATCTAACCAAAAGAATCTAACCTCGAATGAAAAGTTCCTACATACCTTGGAAGATTTTCATCCCTTACGTAACTGGATTCTCGAATGTTTACAAGAAGTTCGTGCTGATCTAGATCTCGACTGTGAGAAGTTAGATGTTAGCATCATGTGGGCCAATAAGACAAATCCGGGCCAATGGCATCACAAACATAATCATAATTTTTCCTATGCCAGTGGGATTTTCTTTCTAAACAAAACAAACTCTCAAACCTGGTTCAGCAAACCCAGATACTGGCAAAGGGACGGTCTTTTTACCTTCTGCCCCGAATCAGAAAGAACCCACGTAGTACACAAATACTCACCCACTCCCGGGGAACTGGTGATATTCCCTTCCTCCTTGGAGCACAGTGTAGATGAACATACACTAGATTTCCCCAGGTATAGCATTTCTTTTAACGCTGTTCCTGCTGGACCAATGGGAAGATACAACAGTGCGGCTTTCGTAAACTACCAAGTAATTCCTTCGATTCAATGACCAAGCAACAGATCAAAGCAAACTGGCACATCTTGGAGGATTTCCCTCCCCGGGACGGTGAGTATGTCGTTTGTTTCCTTACCAGCAGTGGCACTTACGGTTGGCCAGATATTTGGGAATACACTTCCCGAAACGGGTGGGAACCTGTTATCGGTCTTCACGAAGAACACCCCACACACTGGTGTGACCTACCTATGCCCCGATGAACGACAGACCTAAACTTGAAAAAACTATCGTCCTGAAACAGAATCCAGTGCCCCTGGTCGTGTGGGATTTCAACGTAGCAGTCTTCCACGTACTTAACTGGTACTCAAAAATTTCAGGATCTTTCAAGAAAGAGGTCGAAGAAAAACTGGTTAGGGGAGCGTTTGCTCTCCACATCAACAGAGGTCCAGATATGCTTCCGAGGCACTCATATCGAATGCTTTTTGTTGCTGATAAACGGTTTGACGATAGTAAAAACTATTGGCGAAACAATGTGATGCAAACTTCGGAAGTAGTCAAGCAAGCGTGGGTTAACCATGCTGAAGAAACAGGAGTCAGTTACGACGACCTGAAAAAAGACTACAAAGGAACTCGGGGAGAAAAATCCGAAGAGTTTTGGTTTTGCTACAACATTTGCAGAGATTACGCTACAACTTACTTCCCATTCTTTGAGGCAGAAGGTTATGAAGCGGATGATTTTGCTGGGGCTGTTTATCGGCTCAGCCGTGATTCTGAACCAGAGTCAATCGTCCACAAAAGACAAATCTTCCTCGCAACGCTCGACCGTGACTGGTCTCAATGTGTTGACGAGGCGCATCAAATCTATTTCGCAAACACTCGTTATCCGTTCCCGAATGAAAAAATTCAAGAACGACTTGTTGGTAATGAGGGTGTAATTGAACACACGGCACATCGGATGGGTTATGACATTACTCACCCATCTCAGTTGGCAGAGCATAAAGTTCTTCACAGTGACATGGGCGATAACCTCCCTAAGGGCACACCCATCGAACTGTTTGACTTGTGCGAACCTCACCCTGAATTCAATATCGATAAACTCCCTGTGTTTGAAGAGTTGAAGGAGTGTTGTAATGACGAAAAGGCAAACGACAGGCCTGACCACTTGGAGCAGACACTCCGGCAGTTTTTGAAAATCTGCCTAGAACCTCCGTACAAAGTCTAAACAGGGTAAAACCAGACAGACAAAAGGTCAAATGTGGACGCAGCTTATCAAGCAAAATACCTTGGCATGGCTCGCCTCTTGTGGGAAACTACTGGGGGCGACTTTTCAAGCATCCCTGAAGATTATTGTGAGCATTTTCGTCACGAGTATTCTGACGGGGATGTGTCTCTGGTTCCACTACTCCGTAAATTTGATTGCTCAGAAACCTTAGAACCTGAAGAAGTAGAAGAAGCGATAGAGATTTTAGGAAAGGTTAACCCTAATGATTGGCCGTTTGAAGAAGATATTGAAGATATTTCAGCAGAAAAAATCCTCTCCCTTTACGAAGATGACCTGTCTCCCTCCAGCCTAGAGTTTGTTGAGGACAACCTGTCTGTGGGTGAAAAGACTGAAAGAATCCTTGAAAGAGCTATCTCCAGTGTCTTCGGAAGCAAGGTCTCCAAAATTAGAAACCAAAAAGGGCACGAGCCCAACTCCGTCAATAACTTTCTCCAAGAAGAAGACGGAACTTTCGTAGGAACTTTCCAGTGGGAAGGTCACACTTTCTTGTTTGAGGTGTTTCCTGATGAGCAAGGATGGGTTATAACCTATAGAATGGAACCCAAGTGCTTGGACAAACTTCCCCCCATCCCAGAGCAAGACAGGGTAAATGATAAAAACCAAGGTCGTCGTATTCGTCACAGGGGGTGGAAATAATGGCATTTGAAGGAGGAGCCATTCCACTTATAGGAGTTGCTAGCAGCGCAGTAACCACCAATGCTATCAACACTTCCGTAAATGTGGGTTTGAGTTCAGTCCTGGGAGAGTCTATTTCCCGAGACATAGGTCTTGACCTCACGGCCGGACAGGACATCCTAAAATCCCAAATCTCACCTTTCTTAACCTCCACCTTAACACAGTCTCTAAATCAAGTCGTAAGTAACTCTCTCGGGGGACTAGGGCCAGCAGCCCCTGTTTTATCACAGGTTTTTGGTCAAGCAACTACGGCTCTCGGATTGAACTTTCTTGGCGGCTTGGGGGGAGGTTCCGGTGTTTGGGAAGGAGTTTCGGAACCAACTCAACAGTGGCCCGGTGCTGGTGGAGACACTGAAACACCAGCGAACTACGGGGGATCAGCATTTTCAACAGGGTCTGGAGGCCCTGATGTTGTCTTCTCTATTCAACCCGCAAACCAAGGTCCCCAACTGACCGGAAGCCCCCTCGGGGGATCCGGAAATTCTGCAGGTGGAGGTTCTACACCCGTTACGCTGCCCATAACCAACTACACTACCGAAGTTCCTAGCTCGGCTGGCGGCGCTTTTAATGCTGGTTTTACAGCCAAAGCAGAATCAATGGGATTCGATGTATGGGATGACGCCGTTATAGAAGGAGTAAGGGGAGTGGATTATAACACCAAGTGGGGATTAAGAGTAGACCCATCGGTTACTACTGGTCTCGACGAAGGGAACCTTTTCTAAGGAGATTTAAAATGGCTACTCGATCTAGTTGGACTGTTCCTTTTATTACGGAAAAAATTGTTCCCAACACAGAAAGCCAGAGCATTCTGGCTCAGTCTTGGGGCAATAGCGCCACGGCTGACGCCACGGCTAACTATGCTTCTGGATATTTCGGTAACACCGGGTTTAGCACTAAAGACGAGATCCTGGACTTTTCAACCCTTTACTCCGAAGGCGGATTAACTTATCTACAAGAGGCGGGCTATGATAGCGGGATTGACTACAGTGCTTTTGACCTTAATAAAAACTTCTTTGAGCGCCCCTCCGGAGGTGAAGGATGGACTTTCGTAACAACTCCTGGGGACATTTCCTGGTCTACTGATGCCAGCGTGGAGAGACTCTCGGTGTATGGCACTAACACGGCTCCTGTGGTTGTAGGGTCTAAGGGGATGAGGGACCTCAAACTCAGTGACGCCTTGGTGGAGGGATTCTCCCGACTGAAAACGGTGGAGAGTAAAATTACTTCCCTGGAAAATTTGATGAATTTCACCCTAAACGGTGGAAAAGGTTTTGTAAATGTCCCTGTGTATCAAGTCTGGGCAAACAGTAAGAAATATGGCTTCGGCAATGGTGTCGACGGTGGATATTTCGTAATTGAATCCGTCAACATTTCGGAGTCGATGCGTGATTTGGACGGCAATGCAACACGGGCAACTGTCGACATCAGTTTCAAACAAGTCCCTGCCTATCAAGTTGACTCTGGAAGGGACCAAGCCTCGAAGAGTTTGACAGGGGCAAAAAACTCTCAACTACTTAACGTGTCGAACCAAGTTGGTCAAGGGGTGGGTGCCGCCACAGGAGCCACCAAAGCGGGCAGCGGTGCCTCTGGACCTGCTCGCGCAGGTGTTGGGTCTACTTCTTCTGCCACTCAGACCGCACCGGCTTCCGGTTTCAGTGGGACGCCCACCCTTGGACGAATCAGATATACACAACCTGGACCCTAAGTGACGGGTAAAACCAAATAACAGGTAGAGTCACCGGATGGCGGACCCGAAAACTTTTACACTTATTGGTGAGTTTAAAGACGGGATCACACCGGAACTCACGAAGATAAATAAACAGTTAGCAAATCTTAGTAAGTCTCTGGGAAGCCTCGGTGGTAAGGGCTCCCGGAGAACTGCCCGTGACATGGGCAGGTTTACTGCCGCCCTGAACGGGGTAAACCAAACCCTGAAGACACAGAACCAGGTTCTGAGGAGCACGATTGTGCCTATGCGTCAGTATAGGCGAGAAGTCGGTAAGACAATTGGTGCTCTGAAGAGGTTAGATCAGCTTGGTGGTGGTTCTATTGCTATTGAGAGAACGAATAAGGCACTCAAAGAACAGATCCGTTTGATGGATCAACTGAATTCCCGCCGTGGAAGGTCACGAATGGCACCCCCGGGTGGGGGAGGCATACGCCCTGGTCGCGCTGGCGGAGGGAGGGGAGGCAGAGGACCCCGTGGTGGTGGAGACGGTTATGATTTCCACATGGGCGGGTTTGCCTTCGGGTACGAACTCGGGCAAGGTCTTGCCAGACCTTTAACGAGTGTGTTAATGTCTGGTTTCACAGCTGGTGCGGCACTCATTAAAGGTACCTTTAGATACTTTGCTGGAACCGTTGGTGAGCGTGTCAAAGACGAGATGGAAGACATCTCCGCCGCCGGTGGTTACTATTCTATCGCAAAGAGGCAGGGGGATAAGTCTTTTCTGGGAAAGGACCCCTCTCTCGACAGGGCGTTAGAATTTACGGAAGGTACCAACCGAATCCTGGGCAACTTGGCAAAAGACTTGCCAGGTGCGACACGGGACTATGTCATGGTGTCTAAAAGAATTGGTGACTCCGTTGCCCGAGTAGTTGAGTCGGACGCAGAGGGTGCAGCCGCTCTGGCAAAGAAATTAAAAGTAGGTAACGAGGCATATTACAAAGATGTCGAGAAAGGTGCGGCAGGGACAGTCCAAGTGTTGCTGGGTGAGCTAACTAAAAAGTCGGTTATGGCTGGCTTGGGAGGCACCACTGGTCGAGGTGGTCCTGCTGGTCCCTATGGCTTGCCTGGACTAACCGAGCGACTACTGACGGATCAAGGTATCTCAGAAGCTCAACTCGGAAAATATGCTTCCGTGTACGGTGACCCTAAAGTCTCTGCTGCTATTGGACGCTTGATGCCCAAGCTGAAGGAAGCTGGCGGCGACATGGTAAAGCGCCTTGACCTTATCAACAGTTTCTACGATGAGATTGTACCAGAGGCGATGGTACAAAAAATGAGGAGGAGCACCTCCGGTCTAATGGAGGCTCTCAATAGCGCTATCTTTGACCCTGAAATTGGTTTCCTGGGTCTAGGAAGAAAGCTGAAAGGTTTTGGCTACAAGATGAATGACTTCGGTGAGTATCTCGACGAAGCAGGCAACGTTGTAGGTACTGCCTCAGAAGCTGCCAGGGTTGACATTGATCTCTTCAAAATGTTCCGTGACATTTTGGCGAACGTCTTCATGGTGCTCCAACCAATTGTTGACAACTTGTCCATGATATGGGATCCGTTGAAAGAGATCGGCGGAACTCTAACCAACGCTCGACATTACACCGCAGAATTCTACAAATCTTTTCAGAGATACGAGAAAGGTTTGATGGATTATCAGCAAACTTTATCAAAAGCTGGTGCTGAAAAATTTGGTCAAACACGAAAACTACGAGCCAGCCTTTTGGCAATCGGAAATATGTTTGCCGAACTCGGAGTAATCTCGGACGCTGATTTCGGGGGTCTGGTTGAAAAAATCAAGGACCCCAACGTGGATCTGGGTGCCATTCTCTCAGGAATGTTTGAAAAGTTCTTCAGCTCGGACGCTGCGAAAAAAGTTGGAGAATTTTTCGGAACTTTGTTGGGGACAATACTGAAGCAACTTTCCACTGTTACAGGGTTCCTCTCCAAGCGACTGGGAGCAGGAAACATCACCGACGGTTTTTTCAAAGCATTTGATGCCGCCGGTGGATCTGCTGCTATTACAAACATATTCAAGGACATCTCAAAGATGATCCTAAATGCTCTCAAGGAAATTCTTCCAAGAATTCCGATTGAAATGTATATGCTGGGGATGCTCACCATCCTCATTCCAGCTATTATCAAAGGTTTGACCTTTGGACTCAGTCAAGCGGTTATTGGATTCTTCCAAGGTAAAGGAAACAATTTCATTGCCAAATCGCTAGGCGGAATGGGCGGTGCTAAAGTCACTGGCGGCGGCCGTCGAGGTGGTGGTGGTCTAGGTTTGTTTGGTGCCGACTGGATGATGGGCGGCAATAAGAAAACCAAGGCTATGGCAAAACTCACCCGGATGAAAGTCCGACAAACGATGAGGACTGGATACACCAGCCCCATAGGACCTCTTCCAGCAGGCAGTTACAACAAATTGACCGGTAAGGGAGCGCGAATGCCCTTTATGAATGCCGGTGTAACAAACGTGGCAAAAGTGGGCAAAGGGGTTACCAAACTGGCACAGTTTATGAAGCCACTGGGTGCCTTGGCCAAAGTAGGCAAAGCTGTGCCGGGGGGTGCCTTACTTTTTGGTGGTGTTGATGCCGCAATGAGGATGGCAAGCGGGCAAGATGCTGGAAGAGCGATCGGGGGTGCTGCATCCGGTATGACCGGGTCAGTTATTGGTGCGGCAATAGGTACCGCCATTTTACCTGGACTTGGCACAGCCATTGGCGGTGTCCTTGGTGGTTTAGGTGGTGATGCGCTATTTAATAAACTATTTCCGGAGACAGCCGAACAAGCCGCAAATAAACAGCTTGAAGCAGCTCGACTTCAGATGGAAGCAGTAAATAAAAGAGTCGAAGAAGCAAGTGGAGTAGGACTGGGCGCCGCAGGGAATCTTACGTCTGATCCCATGAAGTTTGCCCAGGTAGTTAAAATGTTAACTCCTAACTTAGGGCAGGCTGATGCCCAAGCCCTTAAAGACCTGGAGCCTCTTGTTGCTAACGTTAGAGCAACCACAGACTTGGCATCAGGGTCTGCGGAAATTTTGAATGCAGAAATTACCAGGTTAAAAAATCTGAACTATGATGAAACCCAGATAAAGAACGATGTATCGGTTAAAAGAGCTACAGCTGCTCACGAGGAAAACCAAAAGGCGGCAGAGGATGCAGCAAAAGCATTGAGAACAGCCTTCGATAATCTCCCCCAAAAGGTGTCATTCTCCGTCTCCAATGCAATGATGAATATGGACACCTCGGCAATTAGTTCCGCCATTGCAAGCAAAATCAACATGGTTAACCCCATGCTGCCTGGTCTCACCCCTACCTTGCAGCCAAACGGGACTTTCGCTTCTAAACTTTCAACCGGCTCTAAATCTGGATGGTCCATCAATGGTTTTAATGGTGCAAAGGGTAGCTTAGGTGACGCAATAGCGTCAGAAATGAGAGCCAAACCTCGTAATTCGAGTCTCGTTATCGCCAACAGCTCGGAGACCATCATTCCTGCCGCTGGTGGTTACGGGATGAAAGCATTCTTGGATCAAATCTCCACCGGCATGGTAAGAATGGGGGGAATGTACAACAGCATGTACGGTGGTGGCGGGGTATCAGTAAATGCTCCCATCACGATCACCCAACAGGCAGGCCAAGACGCCGAAGAGCTTGCTTCCATCGTCGCAATGAAGATTGGAGAAGCCGTTGCCGAAGCTCAGCAATCCTCAATGTATGTGTAAACTATGGCTAGTAACCTAATCGCACCCCGTTTCGAAGTCTTCTGGGGGAAGACAAACCTGATGTTGTATAGTTTGGAGGGATCCCAAGAGCCTCAACCACTGGTGACAAAAGCATCAGTAAATTTGGTTTCCACAGGTAGCACTCCAACTGGCAGCCTACAGTGGAATCCCAGTGGTCCCGCCGTGGAAGCATATCAGAAATTTGTTGAAAAAGACATAACGAGTCAAATCACCATCCGCTTCTTTTATCCAAATGGTAAGTCGATTGGGTTTGTCTTTGTTTGGTCAGGCCAGTCTATTAGTTATGGCACCGATATGGGTATCGAAGTAAAACTTCGTTCCGAACTTGACGGTGTCATCAACGCTGGTTTGCGTTCCTTTGCACAGGCAAATGAAAAGGATTCCGCAGCACCCATGACTTCTGCCATTTCAAAACTGGAAAAACAGTTTGGAGTAGATGACTTAAAACTCATTCAATACACTGAGCAAGCAACACAGGACTTGACAAAAGCAAAGGTGGAAAACGCCTACGCTTCTAACATTGTTTTCACTTCCGCACTAACAAACATGGTGGAGTCAAATGGTAACACCGTTTTTGCCTCCAACATTGATAAAGCGGGACTCACCGTGTTTACTCCTTACAGCTGGGAGAAAAGTCCCACGGTCGCCAACGCAGCTGACCTGACTGAACAGACAAGTCCGGACCCGAGTAAAAGGTACGGTTACATCCTCGGACCCGCCATTATTGACACTATTCAACGGTCAACAGAATGGCAACCTCCCCAACAAACAAACGTCAATAAACCTACCTCGACCCCTATCCCCAAAGGGAAGAAAAAAGAGTCCAACCAAAATCCAGAGTCGACCCCCAACACAAAAGCTCAAGAAGTTGAAGCAAAGCCGAGCGCCGCACCAACCAACTCTTCAAACCGAATATCCCCCAACATGAAGTTGAAGGACAATGAGGATGGTCCGAAAAAACAAGAAATGCTAAACAAAGAAAAGCAGTCCAAACTCACTGCCAATCTTTTCATGTGCCCAGTTGTTACAGGCATAAAACCT